ATCATAGAATTGACCTTTTTCATATTTTGTAAACTGACAACTCTCTGAAAAATCCCATTGAAAATTCCAACCCGCATTTGAATTTGCTTGATGAACATATGGTTGTATCTCTTTGTAAATCCATCTGTCATTCATCCAAACAATATTAGAATTTCTTTTTTTCTTTAAATCTTTTGTTTGTTTTTGATTTAATTTTTTACCACCATAACCACCAGTAACTGCCATTTGATCTGAAATAGATTTTCCATATTTAACTATTTCATCACAAATCCTTTCTGGGACTGCTGACTGAAAATACCAATAATAATTTGTTAAGTTCATCTTTCTATATCTTTCTTATATTGATTTTTAAAATAATGTCAATTTCTAAAAGCTTACGCAAACATTACCACTTACTGTAAATGTGGCAATCTTATCTCCACCTGGGTGTGTTGCTGTTGCATTTGTTCCAGGACTTACACTTATAGTAGCACATGACGGAAATCTTAAAACAACTGCACCAGGTCCACCATTTCCTCCACAACCAAGACCTGATCCTCCACCTCCACCACCACCGGTGTTAGTACATCCATTAGCATTTACGGCTGCTCCACCAGAACCTCCTGCAGCTCCATTTCCTTGACCTGTTGGTGCACCACTTCCGGCACCACCACCAGCAAAAGCTGTTATTGAGAAAGGTGTTCCACATGAATTAATTGTATTAGGCACTCCAGATCCACCATTTGCAGAAGATGGTCCAGGTGATCCTGCACTTCCAGCTCCACCTCCACCACCACCTCTTCCAGATCCTCCTGGAGCTACACTAGTTCCACCATCATTTCCTTCAGGAGGAGAGAAACATCCTTTATTTCCTAAACCTTTACCTCCGTTGGCCGCTCCAGTTGAAAATAAACCAGCTCCACCACCTGATCCACCAGGGTGTCCTTGTCCACTTTGACCACCAGATCGTCCACCACCAGAGGCTGTAATTTTACTACATCCTTCAACTCCTGACGTATTAAAAACAGAATCCTCTCCAGCAGTAGCTCCCTGACTGTATGAAGGTCCAGGTGCTCCTGTTCCACCACCACCAACTGTTACAGCGTAACAACCTGCTTCGATATTTAATGCAGAGGCTTGTAAAGGAGAAGGTCCAAAACCAGAGGCTCTATAACCTCCACCACCTCCACCACCGGCTCCTCCACCACCAGCTCCACCGCCACCACCAACGACTAAAAAATTCATTGCAATTTTTGGTATAAATTTTGGCCATGTTCCTTCTTGCAAGGCACTTAGTTGACTTTGCATTGACCACACACCACTTGCTTTATCTAATTCT